CCATTCTTCGTTCACATTGAACTCTTTACAAATCAACTTATATAAGGATTCTTTTTGATCTGGGCGTTTCAAGCGATCGTATTCTATATTAACAATAACGCTTTCACTGACGCCAAGCCTTTCTCCAAAAACTCTCCTGGACATACTTAAGTCTTTTCTTAAGATTTCAATTCTTTCTCCTATATTTAATTCCAAAAGGCTTCCTCCTTTCTGAAATCAGTATATCATTATTATACTTGTTAGTCAACAAGAAAAATATTTAATTTTTTTAAAAATCTTATTGACAAACAAAATAAAACGAGTTATGATTTGTTCATCAACAAGAAAGCAACAACACAAACCAAAACAAAAAAACGCTGACCTATCGGCATGACGGGGAAAAAGAAAGCGAGGTGAGAAAGATGTGGGTTTCAAGACGATCATGGGATTGCTTGCTGTATCGCATCAAAAAGTGTGAAGATGACATCAAAATTCAGAAGGAAAATACGGAGAATTTAATCAGGAATACTGCAAAAAAAATTCTTGAACAACCAGAAGAGTTGCGCGAAGAAATTCAGGGGGTTGAACGTATCGAAAAATATATCGATGAGTTTATAGGTCTTGACGAAGAAAATAAGGATAGAAAGATAAAAAAATTCGATGTATTGAAATCCATTACTAGAGAGAAAGAGTTTTCTAATATGGTATTTGGCTTGATCGAAGTCAAAAAAACTCCTGAAGCATTTGCAGAACTTCTTGAAGAGGAGATGCCTGAAAAAGAGCTACCTCATTTAAAAGAAGCAGCTCTTAATGGTTATCCGTTGTTTTTCTCTGGCATGCAGTGAGCGCATCCGTTTCTTCTGATGTCAAGCATGGAAGAAAAAACAACAGCTTCCTCATAGGAACTGCAATTAAAGATATGTTCGGACTTTATATCATTTATGCGGCAGCACGAGGTTTCGCGGTCTAAATCATGGATTTCACCAGTGTTTTTATTAAGCACATAGCGATTGCCGTTAAATGGCGAATTACAACGTCTCATAAAATCGCTCCTTTCGTAATACTCAGGCATGGCAGTGCCCTGTATTTACAGTATAGGAGATAAACGAAAAGAAAGCAATCCCGCCACGGAGGTTACGACGGCAATAAAAATAGGAGGTAAAAGGTATTGAACGAGTTACAACAGAAATTAGACAGCCGGGAAGTGGCTGAGATGGAGAAAGCGAAAGTTGTATATTTGCTAAAATCCGTTGATAATTCCGTGAAAATTGGCGTTACGGAAGAGTTTGAAAGGCGATTAAAAGTAGTTCAAAATCAGAGCGGAAAGGTAATAGACAAGTGCTATGTAACTGGATATTGCTCGAACCCTTTTGAGATAGAAGCCGAATTTAAAAGAATGTATAAAGATAATCGCATAAACGGTGAATGGTACTCTATAGATTTCGAAGAATCAAAGCAGATATTGAAAAGAATATTCGATGCAAAAAGAGTTGTAAAAACCAGGCGAACAAATCAAGAAAGCGGAATAGACAAACTGTTGAATTTTATTTTTTCATAGATTGGAGGAAAAATGAGCGAATTAAAAATTTTCAATAACGAAGAGTTCGGTAAAATCAGAACAGTAACGATTGACAACGAACCGTGGTTTGTGGGGAAAGATGTGGCAGTAATTTTGGGATATAGCAATCCACAAAAAGCACTTCGTGACCATGTAGATGAAGAAGACAGGACGCTGAACGATTCGTTCACCGTGAATGGCACAAAAGGAATTCTTATCAATGAGTCAGGACTTTACGGTTTGATTCTTTCAAGTAAACTTCCGAATGCTAAAAAGTTCAAACACTGGGTAACAGCGGAAGTTCTTCCCGTACTCAGAAAGACAGGTAGGTACAACTTGCAACAGCCACAGGGCAAAGAACTCCTCGCACTGGCGGTCTTAGAAGCGCAGAAGACCATTGAAGAGCAGACAGCACAGATTGAGGAAATGAAGCCGAAAGCGATATTTGCAGATGCTGTTGCTACCAGTCATACTTCCATCTTAATCGGCGATCTGGCAAAGATTTTGAAACAGAACGGCGTTGAAACAGGGCAGAAGCGCTTATTTGAGTGGTTGCGTGAAAATGGGTATCTGAGTAAGAGAAAAGGAACTGAATGGAACTCGCCCACACAGAAATCTATGAATTTAGGGCTGTTTGAAGTGAAAGAGACAACAGCAGTCAATCCAGATGGCTCTGTTCGGATTAACAAAACAACCAAAGTAACAGGTAAAGGTCAGCAGTATTTTATCAACAAGTTTTTAAATGCAGCATAAGGAGGGTACACATGAGCGAAAAAGAGAAAGAAATTATCAGAAAAGTAGCGCAAGCACTGCCGGATATGTCCGACATGAATAAAGGTTATTTTCTCGGCTTTGCAGAAGCTATGGCATCGCAGAAGAGCCAGAAGAACGAAGAAAATAAAGAAAAAGAAGATGACTAGGACAACATATCATGGACAATCTAACCATCATACATATTAGAGAGGTGATTTTATGAAGCCAGATATGGAAAAAATCATACAAGTGTTGATATCTCTTATCGAAGAACAAGAACATGTGAAAATTGATTACACACTCGAAAAGAGGACAGAAGAGAAAACCGCTTAGGCGGTAGAAAGGAGGACAAGCATGGAGATTAAAGGAACATACCGTTGCGATACCACCCAGCATCCAAACACCTTAAATAGCTGGGACATCCGGTCTGTATCGGTAGATCTGCCGGAGCAGGACAAGCCTTACTGGATCAGAGCTGGAGTGGCAGTGATCGGGTTTATCTTGGTGCTACTGGCGTGGTATCTGGTGTTTGGGTATTAAAAATGAGCACCTACAAAAAGGCTGGGGAGCCGTAGGTACTCTGACAAAAAATCAAGAATATAGTAACAGATTTTAGGAGGATAAGCAATGGATAGAAAGAAAATACATGAACTTTTAGACTTAATTCTCGAGATCCAGGAACGCGGAGAAGGTAAGGATGGGTACCCTTATGTAAACATTGAATTCTTGAATTACGGTGGCAGAATACTTTTGTCCGCGCAAGAAAACGGATTTGTCGCGAATAGAGGTTACGATTTGTTTGACTGGATTGAAACAGATAAGCAACTAGATGATGCAATCGTTTTTGCGAAAGTATTACTGGAAAAAGCAGTGGATATGGTGGGCGAATAATATGTACGGATATACAGAAGAACTGGAAGAAATAACAGATCAAGAAGCGACTGAAAAAGATAGATATTTTAGGGTGCGCAAAAGGCACTATCAGAATTATTGCGATTTTATGGAGGAAATAACAAATGGCAACATTATACGAGATTGACGAAGAGATTTTAAATTGTGTAGATCAGGAAACAGGCGAGATTATCGACCCAGAAAAGCTGGCACAGTTGCAGATGGATTTTGACAAAAAGGTAGAGGGAATTGCTCTCTGGATCAAAAACCTCTTATCTGATGCAGAAGCAATCAAGGCAGAGAAAAACAAACTGGCTGACCGCCAGAAAACATGTGAAAACAAGGCAAGAAACTTGAAAGAATACCTGTCTGGTTATTTATGTGGTGAAAAATTTAAGACACCAAGAGTCAGCATTTCTTATCGAAAATCAGAGAGTGTAGAGGTACAGGATATTTCAAAGCTGGATGAAGAATATTTGAAATTCGTTGATCCCGAGGTGGACAAGACCAAAGTGAAAAAGGCACTGAAAGATGGAATCGAACTCTCTGGCGTTGTATTGGTGCAGAATAATAATATTCAGATTCGGTAGGTGAGAAATATGGAATTTAGGACATTAAAGGCAAACGAGATTGAATGTCGGATCGCAACGGTGAAGAGTAATGGGATATCACTATTACTATACAAAGATGCAAGGTGCGATATGAATATCTTGGATGAAACTGTTGGAAAGTTAAATTGGAAAAGAGAACATAGCAGAGACAACGCAAACTGCACCGTGAGTATATGGGATGATGATAAAGGTATCTGGGTTTCCAAAGAAGATACAGGAACGGAAAGCTTTACTGAAAAACAGAAAGGTCTTGCATCCGACAGCTTTAAGAGAGCTTGCTTTAACTGGGGAATCGGAAGAGAGTTATATACCGCTCCGTTTATTTGGATCCCATCCGATAAATGCGAAATTTCCGCGAAACAGAATGGTAATGGAAGCACTTGTTATGATCGTTTTCGAGTAAGCTATGTTGGTTATGACAAAGAAAGGAACATAGATGCCCTGAAAATCGAAAATGAGAAAACCGGAAAAGTAGTATTTTCGCTTGGTAGAAATGCCGGAAATTATAATCCTGCTAATCAAGAAGAATCTCTCAAAAACTATGTGACCGAATCACAGGTAAAAACACTGGAAATTTGCATTCCTAAGCATAAGCAGACAATAGCGAATGTGTGTCGGGTTTATAATGTGTCTGGTTTGCGAGAACTGACAGTGGAGCAATTTAAAAAGCTTATGAGAAATATGGGAGAAGAATAATGAGGTTTACAGGAAGATTGAAAGAACCTGTCGCAGATTATCACAGTGGAAAGCTGACCATTCTATTCGAGCCTATAGAGGACTTCCGACAAGCCTACGATGAACTGAAAGATTATGAGAAATTAACGCTTGAAATAAAGCCGTACAGAGCAAAGAGAAGCCTTGACGCGAACTCTTATTTGTGGGTGTTACTCGATAAATTAGCGGAAAAGTTGGACATCACTAGGTGGCAAGCGTACCTAAATGAATTAAAATCCCACGGTGCTTTTGAGTACATACCGCTCCGGGAAAAAGACATCTATCTGGCACAGTCAGTGTTCCGGATTGTGATAGATCGTGGAGCACAGGAAGTAAAAGACCTAAAAGGGAGAACTGAAACATTACACACTCTGCAATGCTACAAAGGGTCAAGCAAGTATAACACAAAAGAAATGAGCAGACTCATCAAAGGCGTGTTGGAAGATTGCAGAGAGGTTGGAATACCAGATGCAGACCTTTTGACCCCAGATGAAAAAGAAGAGCTTAGACAAAAATGGGGGATTGAACTGTGAGCATTGATTACAGTAACATGGCATTCCCTAAGCCGAAGCGCAAGAAAAAGAAAAAAGGTCATCAGAGGACGTCCGGCAGACCAAAGAAGCTGTGGAGCATATTCACAGAGGATATGGATCACTGCATGTACACCGGAGTTTACGGAGTGGAGAGGCATCATGTTTTTAGTCACACATCGAAAGAAATTGAACTTTCGGAGGATTATGGTTTTATCGCTCCATTGAGACCAGACCTGCATCCAAACGGAACAAGGGCAGGGGAGAATGCATCAAAAGTTGACCGATACTTAAGAAAACGCTGCAAAGAGTATTATTTGCAGCACTACGGAACAGAAGAGCAGTTCCGACAAGAATTTCACTATGTTAGCAAAGGGTAACCTTTCGCTATAAATTGTAACCCGTTCATGGCTGCTGCACAGTACGTCACAAATACCTTAAGTAAGCCAGATTCATTGTCTCCCGGTAATTCCGGGAGCAGAAAGGAGAATAAATGGTAATTACAATTCCGGGCAAACCGGTTGGAAAAGCAAGACCGAGATTCCGCAGAGCCGGATTTAAAGTCATTACATATACGCCAGACGAAAGCAAAAAATACGAAAAGGAAGTTGCAAGGATTTACAAGCAGAGTATAGGCGTGCTTTACACGGACATCCCTCTGAGAGTTCGAATTTTAGCGAAATTTCCGATTCCAGAGAGCTGGTCTAAGAAGAATAAGGATAGGGCTTTAAAAGGAGAAATGAAGCCGAATAAGAAGCCTGACTTAGACAACATTGCAAAAATCATTCTGGATGGCCTGAATGGAGTCGCATATACGGATGATAAGCAGGTAACCAGTCTGGAGATTGAAAAAGTGTACTCGGATACACCTTGCGTGGTGGTCTATATTGCGGAGGATGAGTAATGGCAGAGGTGAAGTGGATCAAGATAGCAACGGATATCTTTGATGATGAAAAGATATTGCTGATAGAGAGTTTACCGGATGCTTATGCAATTATAACAGTCTGGTTCAAGTTGCTATGTCTTGCCGGGAAAAAGAATAACGGTGGTGTATTCCTGATGAATGACAAGATTCCCTACACAGACAAGATGCTGGCAACAATCTTTAGAATGAATGAATCCACTGTAAAGTTGGCTTTGAATGCGTTTGAGCAATTTAAAATGATTGAGATAGTGGAGGGAATAATCACGATCCCGAACTGGAATAAGCACCAGACATTGGATGCTTATGAACGGAAAAAAGAGCGTGACAGGCTGTACCAAGAGGAAAGAAGAGCCAAACAAAGAGCTTTGATCGAAAAATCGTCTGACAAGTCGTCTGAAAGAACGTCTGACGTCGCTGTTTCAGATATAGATAAAGAAGAAGATAAAGAAAAAGATAATAATATATATGTCCCGTACAAAGAGATCATAACTTACCTGAATGAAAAGACAGGCAAGAAACTAAGGTGGGATGTTAAGAGTAACCAGAAGGAAATAAAAGCCAGATTCAATGAAGGATACACTCTGGATGACTTTAAGACGGTGATTGATAAAAAATACCATGAGTGGGGCAGAAAGCCGACAAAAGAGGAATTACAGCGCGGCATTAAGGATATGAGGATATATCTAAGACCAAAAACCCTGTTCGGCAGTAATTTCGATGTTTATCTTAACCAAGAGCAGACGGAAAAAATGCCAGCAAAACCGCCAGTAAGCAGAAATCTAAACAACTTTGAGCGCAGAGAATACGACATGGACTCTCTGGAAGAGCAGCTGTTGAATTCGAATTAAGGAGGAACAAAATGAAAGAAGAATTATTAAAAATGGCACAGGAGTGTCTCTCCGAGGAAGAAGTAAAGGAAATACTCAAAAAGAAATTTAAGGAATCGATAGAATCGGCAATAGGATCAGCGTTTAGATGGGGAGATGCGGAAAAGGCACTGAAGAAAAAGATAAACGATGTCATGGTGCCGTACATAGAGAAGTATGATTTTTCGGAATACCTTCCAAAGTTGGATACGGTGCTTACAGAAATCGTAAATTCCGATGCTTGCATTGAGAATAAAAAGATTCTAGAAAATTTTAAGGAATTATCAATCAAGCAGGAAGAAAAAGAAATGGAAGTCACGGATCTGTTTGATGCATGGATTGCAATGTGCGAAAAGAAGATCAGTACAACTGGTCTGGAAGTGGAGTTTGACGATGGACTACACTACGAATCGGTCAGTTGCGAGATGCTAATAGAAGAGTGTGAAAGATCTACTTGGAGCTCCCTGCATAGGGCGGTAATCATTTTCGAAAACGAACACGATGAAGAGTTGAATATGGAAATTCCGATATCGAAATGGGATTTTGAGAAAGAGTATACACTTGACAGTTTGGGATGTGTAGACATTAAGTCGTTGAGATACCTTGGGGAATTTGACATGCTGTTGCTGAGATTACAAAGAGCGGGAACGAAAATCATCATAAACGAAATGGAAGCAGGTGGAGAAATATGTCCAGAGGAAGAGCCGGAAGTAAGTTTCAGTTAGGAGGCAAACATGAACAGAAAAAGATACGGTTTTAGAGTCTATAGGAAACAGTCTACCGGATTGAGACACGGAAATATGGATGCGTTTACGCGCGGCAGCACAAAGCGGAAGAGAAAGAATAGGGTGAGAGGGAAATGAGTAGACCAGGACACTTTCTGGATCCCTACAAGTTCCAGATCGAAGAGATGGTAAAACTCGGATGCACGGATGAGCATATCTGCAGAGTACTTGAGGATATTACTGGAAAAGAAGTGAAAAAGAGGGTAATAGCAAACAAGAGGATGTGGTTAAGAAAAATGGAAAATAAAAGAAAACAATACGAACCGTACAAGGGAGAAATTAAGTGCATGATCGAATACGGACTTACGATCCAGAACATCTATGCAGCAATAAGAGAAGAGAGCGGAATAGATGCAAGTATTGAAACGTTCAAAAACTTTTTAAAAGACAATGATATGCTGCCTGAGTCAAAGAAACAAGAAACTTCGGTCAAGGATATCTTTGGCAACATTGCAAATTACATGGAGTTTCACGAGGGCTGGGTGCGGACCAGTTGCCGGCTCAACAGGGCGGTATCGAATCCAAACCGGATATTAATGCGGAGGTATTTACAGTAGGTTATAAAAAATAAGCGAAAAATAGAAAGGAGCCAGCCTCCGGCCGGGGCAAGGGTATACCG